AAACATAAACTAATCAGACGATTCGGTAATCCCGAGGCGGAATCGCTTGGCATACATAAGCTATGGGAGCAATCAGACAAAATGGAATGGTATGTCAGATGCGATTGTTGTGGTCATATGCAAATACTCGATTGGTTTGAGCATTTTGTTGTCAAGAAAAATCAATCATATAGTCTGCGGGATGAGGCCGGCCGGCCAATATGCCAAAGCTGCCAACAATCGTTTAACCGGTTAGGTTACGGCGAATGGCGACCCCAGCAATCGGAGAGCAAAATAAGAGGCTACCATATCAGCCGATTATTTGCCGATGATACTGATAATACTGTCATAACCGACCTGTTTGATTATTTTATGGACAGCCAGGACGATGCGACCGCACTCAAAAAGTTTTGGAATACCGATTTGGGCTTGCCGTTTGGCGATGAGGGATCACAGATAACCGAATCAATGATGAAAGCCTGCGCCACCGGCGATAATCTGCGCAAACTGCATAAACAACATACAGACAAAGTGATACCGATGCAAACGGTAGCCGGCATAGACCAGGGCAAAGTATTCCATGTCCATATAAGCGCTATGATTGACGGTATCAGACATAAGCTTTATGTCGGGACGGTGCCCCGGTGGGAGAATGTTACGGCCATACTCGATGAATACAATGCGACAACGGTCGTTGTTGATGCGCAGGGCGGCGGTTATCAGGAAACCCGTGATTTTGTTGCGGCACGGGGCGGCGCCTGGATGTGTTATTTCCGTCCCTTAGATAAAATTAAAAATATATATGACCTAAAACCGGAATCGGGTGTTGTTGAAGTCAACCGGACGGAATGCCTGGATAAATCCTGGAAAGTATACAAACAAAAAAAGATTGTCCTGCCGGTTGATTTTAAATCGCTTGACGGGGGTGATTTTGTCAAACAGATGCAGATGCCGACCCGAATTATCGACCCCCGCGGCCTGCCGGTATGGACAAAAGGCGTTGACCACCATCGACTTGCCGATAGTTACGAAATGCTGGCCAGTATGATATCCGGTATGAAAAACAGCACCCGTAAAAAAAGGAGCTGGTATGCTCGCACAAATCAAAAACGCAATGCTGAGGCGTAAGCTGAAAAAGCTTAAAAAGCAGATTGACAGTGGCGCAATGTCCCCGGAAGAAGCGCGTGTCGAAATTAATAACCTCTTTACCACCGGCAAAATAAGCATTTATGATGCCCGCCTTGTCGATGGTATTCTATTCAGAAAGGATTTACGTGATGTTGTTACTTAAAAAACTGGATGCCTGGTCATTGACTCATTTCCTCTGGCCGGCCTTGCAAGTTATGGTATTATCGGAACTTGGCGTTGGTATATGGGCTTCCTGCTGGGCGACTCTGATAACCGTGGCCGCATGGGAAGGGCTCGATGAGCTTAAAAAATTATATAAATGGAAAACATGGTGGCTTGATCCGGCCGGTTTCTGTTTTACCGATTTTCTGTTAGGATTGATTGGTATTACCGGCGCCTTTTTAGTCAAACTGTTTTTTTAAGGAGGTTTTATGCGTAACGCAATAAAAGACCGGCGGGATATTATCGAGGTCTGCATCAATCTCGGCATTGCCCGTAAAGGCCGAGAGACCATATACCGCCACTGGCTTCAAAAACCGCACAAAAATATGACTGCCCGGGAATTTGCCGAAAGCCACCCGTTGGCGCAGCCAAAGATAAGCAGCGAGGAAACAGTGCAGCCGGAAATCATTATCGAGGAGGCAACCGTAGAAACCGTCGAGAATGTTTCAGAAGAGAATGGCGAGCCGGAAGTAATAATAAGCAGTCAATCGATAAAAACCGATGAAACACTACCGGAAAGCAAAACAACCACCTGGCCGGAGGATTAGCGATGTTTAATCGGCTGCGACGGCGCTATGCCATCTGGAAAAAACTGGTGGCGTTTAAAGACCGCGGTAAGGGTATTGATAACAGGCGCAAATATTGGGGGCAGAAGATTGCGCTGCAGGACAGAAAAACCGAGTATGACCTGGTCGCCAACGCCAACAATGCAAATGTATATATCTGCGTGAGGGCTATCAGCGATGCTATCAAAATGCTTCCGCTGAATGTTGTGGCGACCGAAACCATTGATGGCGTAGTCAGAGAAATTGACGATAATGACCATCCTGTCAATGATTTACTGCGGAAACCAAACCCTAATTACAGTCTAAATATGCTGATAACACATATTGTTAAATCTCTGTTGGGCGCCGGCAACGCTTATGTGGCAATCGAAAAAGTTCGGGCAAATGAAAAAAATCCAATTGGATTGGAACTATGGCCGAAAGACCCCCGCAATATGCGGTATGAAATGGCTAATGGTGAGCCGGTTAATTTTATACAGGGCGCCACCGCTTCATTTGCGACCGATATATCGGTGCGATATGCCCTGAATGAGGTTATTCATATACGTGATGTCGACCCAGCCGACAACCTGTATGGCAAAAGCCGGATTGAGGCGGTGCGGGATGAGGTTGCCCTTGACAATTATGTCAATCAATTCAACAGTGCCTTTTTCCTGAATGGCGGGATATTAAATTATGTCCTGAACCCGACTCAGGAATTGACCGAGGAACAGCACGAGGAAATTCTCACTGCGCTTGAATCGGAAGTCAATCTGGACAAAGCGTTTAGCATATTCGTAAACCGCTACCCCGGCAAATTGGATACACCCGATCAGAAACATAAGGATATCGCTTTTCTTGACCAATTAAAACATAACCGGGAAAAGATATTTGGACAGTATGGGCTTCCGCCGTTCCGTGGCGGGGTAATGGAATATGCCAATTATGCCAACGCTCTGGCGCAAGACCTTGATTTTTGGAATAATACCATTAAACCGCTCTGTCTGGTGATTGAGGATGCTATTGACCGACAACTTATGTGGGAATATTTCGATGATGAGCACGGCGTCCGGTTTGACTACAGTGTTGTCCCTGCCTTGCGGGGCGACCCCGAAATTAAGGCTAAAATTCATCAGATTTATTATGACATCGGTGTTTTAACCCCTAATGAAATAAGGGGCGAACTGGGGCTTGAGCCGTTGCCTGACGAAATCGCCAATAAACCAAAAGGTTCTGAAGAGCCGGCCGAGGCAACGCCAGGCGAGGAAAAAGAAGAAAAAGAACTGGCTTATGCTATTTATAAACAATTTGAAATGCAGAAACGGGCGGTTTTGTCTAAGCTCGACAAATACTGTATTAAAGGGAAAATGATGTCCCGGCTTCATATTCTCGACCCACTTGATATTTACAGTATTATAAATGCAAATAAAGCCCTGCGGCGCAACATATTACCATATCATAAACAATATCTGTATAATGTTGGCACCGGGGATAGATTTTCCGAAACTGAAAGCGGATAATGCTTGACCGGATTAATGAGTATAGTCTGGAACTATTAAGCGCACATATAGCTGACGCCTGTAAATATAATTATAACTATAGAACGTTAATCAAAAAAATAAGGACTATCTTTACCCATGACCGGGCGTGTAAAGAAGCAAGGAGGCAGATGATTGGTTTAATCGAGCCGGCCAAGAAGGCCGGTATGACTGTTGATGATATAATCGGAGGTCAAAATGAATAATAAGAATCCAAATATTGTATGCCTGAGTGCCGAACTGGATCATACAGCGTTTAAGCAGGCCGGTGAAAAGGGCGACCTTATCCTTGACGGCTGGTTTATTACGGAGAATATAATCCCGTCGGAGCATACCTGGCGACAATACGATTTACAGATTCCCGCTTCTGCGTTTGAATGGGATGGTGCTTTCGAAAAATTCAACGGCCGTATTATGCCACATCATAATCTGCACAATGCCGACCCGATTGGTAAAGAGCTTGCCGAGTATCGGAGAATAGAGCACGGCAAAGGATTTGGCGGCCGGGTAAAGATATTTAGTGATGCACCACCCTTAACGTTGCGGGCAATACGGGAAGGGGTTTTAAACTCCTTTTCCGTTGGTATCAATATACTTGAAACACAAATTGATAAAAAGAAAGGTCTTGAAAAGGCCACCAAGGCGCAATTGCTGGAGATTAGCACTGTGAATTTACCGGCCGACAGCAAAGCTCTCTTTGAGGTGGCTGAAATGTTAAGCCAAAAATTTAATCCAAATAAACAAATAAGGAGAATAACGATGGACAACGAAATCATCAAACGAGTTGAAAGCGTTGAATTAATGTCAAAAACGCACGATGATAAAGTCGCCGAACTGCAGGACAATTACAACAACCTATTGGAAATGCATAAGGCGCTCAAGGAAAAAAATGAGCAACTGCAGGAAAACCGCATCAGTAAATCAGAGTTTGTCGAATTTACAAACAAAATGTCGACCGATTTCGAAAAACTTGCGGATGATATCGAAACCGCTAAAAACAGCATTAAACAAAAAGGCGAGCGCATCTGTTTTAGCGATTTTCGCTCGCTTATAAGCCACAAGAATCCGTGGCTGTTTGATGAAAATGGTAAGCGGTTTACGGAAGTCCAACAGAGAGGCTATAATCTGTTCCAGATGGAGGTCAACTACGA